AGCCACTTTCGTAAACGGAGCAGTGTTCTGGATGGGATCTCAAGGTGGATTTTTTGTCTACGATGGAACAGTAAAATCATTACCATCTTTAGTGGAAGATTTTGTATTTACAACAGACGGTGATAATCTTGGATTAAATTTTGATTCTAGTGATGTTGTATTTGCAGGTGCTAATAATTTGTACACAGAAGTAAATTGGTTTTATCCAAAAGCAGGATCAGAACAAATAGATAGGTGTGTAACTTATAATTATGCTGAGGATTGTTGGACTACATCATCTTTAGATAGAACAACTTATCAAGATCAAAGTGTGTTTGATCATCCATACGCAACAGATTATGAAAGCACAACTACCCCTGTTTTCCCTGATATATTAGGAATTACAAATTTATTTGGAGCTAGTATATATTATGAACATGAAAAAGGCACAGACCAAGTAACTAGCACAGCAACTACCGCAATACCAGCGTTTATAAGATCAGGTGATTATGATATTACTTCGAGAAGAAGTGCATTAGGTCAACAAACAGGTTTAGCCGATTTTAGAGGAGATGGTGAATTTTTTATGTCCGTTAAAAGATTTATACCTGATTTTAAATATCAAGAAGGATCAGCTAAAATAACTTTATTTGTAAGTGCGTTCCCTGATGATGTAGCAGTTAGCTCACCTCTTGGGCCATTTACAATTACAACAACCACTGATAAAGTTGACACAAGAGCTAGAGGTAGGTTAGTATCCATTAAAATAGAAAATGAATCCGTTGGTGAAACTTGGAGATACGGTACATTAAGATTAGACGCACAACCGGATGGTAGAAGATAATGTCAGTAGATAAAAAAATAGATTATGTAGAACAGGATGGTTCTTTAAATTTTATAAAAAACTCTGAATCTGTAACTGTTCCCAAAGAATTTAAAGCTAGAAAAAATGCACCTAAAGTTAAGCTTGCATATATTACAGATGCTGAAGCTAAAATGTTAAAGAAAAAGAAACCAGGTACACCGCACAAAGGACCAAAAGGTATACCTAGTTATGATTCGTTTGGATCAATAGATTCTAGTGGTAGAGATACAGGACGTGCAGGGGAGGATGTAAGCTCTGCAGAGAGAGGTGATTTTAGAGGATTTGAAGGATCAAGAAATTTACCTCCAGGAGTGCAACCAAAAGCTTCAGACAAAGCACAAGCTTTAAGATCTGCTTTTATTGCAGCAGGTGGTGGACAAAGAGTTAACCCTGGTTTTTTTGATAGTAGAAATAGAGTATCACCATTTGAATTAGGCAGAGCTAGACAATTTAATCCGGCTGCTTTTACTCAATCTAGAGGTGGTATTATGAATTTAATTACAGGTGGTGGATTGTTAGGAAATTTAATTAGAGGTGTGGGACAAAGACTTGGTTTTGGTAAAAGATTTAATCAACCAACTTATGATATGTCAGGGCTTTCTGGTTTACCTTTAGGTGGATCTGCTATTTTTGAAAATCTAGATATAAGAGATAAATTTAATAGAAAAGGCAATCTAATAGTAGATGCAACAGGTAATGTAGTATTAGAAGAAGACGATGAAGATAAAGATGAAGATGAAAATAAAAATAAAGAAGAAGCTGAAAGACTAAAAGAAGAACAAGAATTATTAGATCTAATAACGGGATCCTAATGGCTAAAATAACAAACTATATACCTGAACCGAAACCAGAATACGATGTCGAAAATCAAAGGCAGATATTAGAATCTTTGACTACACTACAGAATCAATTAAATTTTTCTTTTCAACAGGATTTAAAAAACGAACAAGATACCTTTAATTATTTTTTATCATGAGTATACAATATAAAAATGCAATAAAAGCTTTAGCTGACACTAATCTTAATACTGTTTTAACAATAGCAACCACTGCAATAGCCATAGTTAAAAGTGTGTATTTTACAAATTCAAGTACAGGAACTATTATATGTAATGCTTCATTAAGAGACAGTTCTGCATCGACTGATATAGAGTTTTTTAGAAAAAGTATAGGTGCATCATCACAAGAAAATGCATCACCTCAAGGCTTGAATTTAGAAGCAGGAGATGCTATAAAAGCTCAAGCAGCTACAGCAAATAAAGTAACAGTTGTTGTTAGTTATGCTTTAATAAATAGAGAGAATGAAAACGGATAATTTACCAAAGATAGAATGTACAACTATAACAACATATAGAAATACAAAGACTGGAGAAGTATATAAAGAAAAGAAAGAGGGCCCTGATATTGTTGAAGATGTTACAGTGCAGGTTACTAACAAAGGTCTAGAGATGTTTCAGAAAGTAATAAATGAAAATCAAAAATCAAAACCCTAAAGGTGGAACAGAACTACAATTCGAATACTTAGAAAAGTATGTCGATAAAAAATTATTAGATCAAGTACAGATATGCACTTCGGTTCCAGAAAAAATACCATTACATCCAACTAAACCAAATATACTTTGGCAAAAAAATTCTTACGATCAACCTAATTTAGCACCTTGGTTTAGCAACCCTGCTAATCATAGTAAATATGATTGGTATGTTTTTAATTCTCATTGGACTTATGAAAAATTTAGAGATCATTTTAATATACCTACAAATAGATGTGTAGTTATTAAAAACGGCATTGATAAAATAGAACAAGCTAAACCATATCAAAAAGGTCAACCTATAAAAATAATACATCAAAATACACCTTGGCGTGGGTTATCTGTATTACTAGGTGCAATGCAATTAGTAAAAAATCCTTTAGTTACTTTAGATGTCTACTCTTCAACAGAAGTTTATGGTAAACAATTTTATGATCAAAACGATCATGAATATAAAGAACTTTATGAACAAGCAGAAAAACTACCTAACGTAAATTATATAGGTTATAGACCAAATAGTTATATTAAAGATAATTTAAAAAATTATAACATGTATGTTTACCCTAGTATTTTTGAAGAAACTTTTTGTATATCTTTATTAGAGTGCATGGCTGCAGGTTTATATTGTATCGTAGACGACTTTGGTGCTTTATACGAAACAGGTGCAGAGTTTCCAATGTATATACCGTACGATTCTAATCATAGAGCTTTAGCACAAAAGTTTGGTTTTGGTATTGAGCAAGCATCACACACATTAGATCAAAAACAAATACATGATCATTTAGACTCGCAATCTAGATATGCACATATTTATTATAATTGGAATAAAATAGCTATGCAGTGGACAACATTCTTAAAAGGAGTTATTAGTGCAAAATCCCAATAAACCCATTTGGTTTGAAAAACAAAATACAGTGGAAACAATAGATTTATCTGACCCCCAACCAGAGTCCAGATCACCCTGGAAGATAATGGTTTGTACACCGTGCCATAGCGATACCTCTATGCACTACACTCAGGCCGTATTAAAATTTCAACAAGATTGTATATTAAGAAAAATACTAGTCAGTTTTACTTTGATGAAATCCTCTTTAGTTACACAAGGTAGAAATCTGTGTGTAGCTGAAATGTTAAATCATGAAGACGGCTACACACATTTATTGTTTATAGATTCAGATATTGATTTTAATTTTGCAACTATTGAGACAATGTTAAAAGCTGATAAAGATGTTATTGCCTGTCCTTATCCAATGAAATCATTAGATTGGGATAAGATATTTCAAGAAAAAGATAAGGCTAAAAACAAAGATCAATTAAAAAGACCTGGGTATACATTTCCAATTAAATTAGAAAATCAGAATCATATAGAGTCTCACAAGGGTATTGTAGAAGCTACTCATGCACCAACAGGATGTATGCTTATAAAAAGAAAGGTATTAGAGGACATGATTAAACATCATCCTGAACTTAAAATATATCAACCTACTAATATTAATGGCAAAGAAATTACTAAAGAAAACTTTTATAATCTATTTGATACGATACATGACCCAAAAACAAAACGTTATTTTGGTGAAGACTTTGGCTTTTGTCAAAGATGGACTGACATGGGAGGTAAGGTATATCTATATATTATGGACTATATTACCCATGTGGGTGAGCATCAATTCTGTGGTAGGTTCTTCGATAACCTAAAACCAGCTATTGACGATAAGTAAAAAATCAAATAAAGTGTGATATTTCAGGATAAGTACGCCTGCCCTATAAACTAAATTTAGACAAAATTATGGCAATAACAGATACTAAACAAGCAAAAGATTTTACAGCAGGGGCACCCAAGATTACATTAGAGGGTGATTTAAGACCTAATCAAATGATGGCAGGCTCTAGTAGATATCAAATCATTCTAGACGAATTAATTAACGAGATGGAAGAAGCTTTAGGTAGACCTATAACTAATGATGAATATGATAAATTAGGAAAAGAAGCTTACGAAAAATTATACGAATCATCTATATCAACAGAACAAAATCAAATGATGGCTTCTGATGGTGGTAGAGCACAATATGGTTTAGGTAGCTTTGTTAAATCAATAGGTAAAGCTGTTAAAGGTGTAGCTAAAGGTGTAACAGGTGCAGTTAAAGATAATCCACTATTAGCTTTAGCCGCTTTAAACTTTGCACCTATGATAGGTGGTGGAGCACCTATTATAGGCTTTGGTAAAACAGCTGGTAGTTTAGCAACTATACCTGGATTTCCATCACCTAAAACTGAAGGTGGTAAGTTTTTAAAAAATTTTGCTATAGGTACTTTAGCAACCGGTGCTTTAGCAGCGGCAGAAGCTGGAGGTTTGGACACAAGTGATCCTAACGCAGAAATAGATGTAGAGTCATTAAAAAGTTATTTAAGAACAGGATATCAAAATTTAAATCCAGGTGCACAACCAGAAGAGGTAGAGGAGTTTGTGACAGCAAACGTAGCTGAATATAATTCTGGTGGACGTGTTGGTTATAACGAGGGTACATATACTTTTGAACAATTTATGAAAGATAAAAGTAAAGTAGATCAGTTCATGGGTGAACAAGAAATGAGAAAATTATATGAAAAAATGATGAAAGAGAAAAAAGTTAGAGAACAAAAAACTATGGCAGCAGCTGGTGGACGTATGGGTGTTTCTACAGATGACAGAGTAATGGCTGCATCAGGCATCGAGGGCCTACCAATTAATATTAATTCTAAAGGTATTAAAGAATTAGATTTACGAAAAACAGGTGGATTTATACCGCCAGTTGGTGTAAAAGAAAAAGCTGATGAT